CTTGATCTTAGCTTCGTAATCTTTGCGCTCCATGTCCTGCGCTTCCATTGACTTGCCGACATTTTGCAACATCTGGTGCAATTGATCCAACTCTGCCGCCATCGCTTGCATTTGCTGCTGCGCTGCTTGCAACCCAGGATTATCCTCGGCGTCACCCATGAGCTTGGGATCAATCGTCTTGGCAAACCGCTTTGCCATCTCCTGCGCCCCAGGCCAGTCCATGTTCTTGACAAACAAGTCGCCAGCGACCGCCCAAAGTTGCGGGTTACCTTGCAGTAGTTGCGCCATCGCCTCAAGAGCCTCTTGGCGTTTGGTGGCATAGCCCGGACCAGTCGCAACCACTACGTCGTATTTGCCAACTGAAGGGTTGTAGATCTTGTCGATCACAATACCCTCTTGGTTCTGGATCTTACGCACAGGTTCCTGTTGCGTCGGGTCAATCTTGACCATCTTTGTTTCGCCGTCCAACCCGATAATGCGGGCGATGCGCTGCGTATCGTAAATCTTCGGAATTAGGTCAACCAACTGCCGACCAACGTAGCGAACCGCCCGCGCTAGGTTGTCTTGGTAGTGATAAGTGCCAACGTCACCCTCACGCTGGCGGGCAAGAATAGCTTTGCCAGAGCGTTCATTAGATGTCTGGCCTAAACTGGCGTTGTACTGCCCAGTTGAAGACTTAATGTCCTCGGAAGCACCAACTTTAGCTTGCAACAAACCAGATGACGCCATTGGCGGTTGCGCCCGCTGTGGCAACGGCAATATTGCGCCCTGACCGTCTGTTACATCTGGATTGACCTCCAAATAAGGCCAGTTCTGCGTGTTTGCAGTCTTCCATTGGGTTTCGTACCCCTCAAACTGCCCGCCATAACCAATAAACGGGGCCTTTGGAGCCAGCGCCAGCATTTCTGCCTCTTGGCTGGTCCAATAGTTGTACATCCGTTGGGCATCTTTAGCGTTTCTGACCAGCCCGCTGATGTAAATGCGTCCCTCAACCTCGTATTCGTTGCCGATCACCCGCACAACAGGGATGCAATCACCGGCCCATTCCTGTTCTTCAAGGATTTCGTAGCCGTTGATTTTGCACCACTTGATCTTTTTAATATCCGCTTGGCGCGATTTCTTCGGTTTGCCGTAAACCGCCTTTAACTGCTTGTCTTCCGGCGTACCCTCAAACGCAGTCACATTGCCGGGGTATAAATTCAGCGTTTTACGCTCGTAATCGCAGTAAAAATACTCCGCAATTCGGATCGTATCGGTATTTAACCATTGACTTAGGTTCTGATCGCCTACGCCCAAGGTTTCCAGCGTAGATAAAGGCGAAGCATTCGGGAAAAGCCGACCGTATTCTTCTTTGGACAGATCCTCGGTGATAAAACACCACTTGGCGTCGCTGCCGCACGGGTCTTGAATCAGCGGGTCCATGTAGACCGAGAAACTATTGCGAACGCGGGCAATCTTGATGTCTTGGTCAAACGTATCGTCGTCGCAATACTCGGTCAGAACCCGAATATAGCCCTCACCATACGCAACCTGGTTCTCACAAGCCGTATCGTAGGCCACATCGGCATCTGAGATGTACTCGATGTGCCGGATCATGCCGTTGAAAATCTCGGCAACCTCAACATCAGCGTTGTCATCAACCGGAATAACCTTCACGCTAGGCCGGTTCTGGCGCTGATCGTTGGTAATCTGGTGGACGTGCTGCGGCAGCTTATTTATTGTCAAGCAGGGCCGCGCGTTAATCGTTTGCCCCTGCACCGCACCACGGGTCGCCAGCACATCTGCGGGCCATTGCCATTGGTTATCGGGCGAGCCAGCGTAGAAACGCAGGTCATCTAATTCGTCTTCACGCGATTCGGAATACGCCGAGATTGCCATTGACAGGCGATCCCGCGCTGTTGACAGCACATCCGAGTCGCTCTTGAGTGGTTTGCCACCCAACGCGACGTTGCCAACAGCGTTAATTCCGGTGTAATCGCTCACTTTTTCTTAGCCGTCTTAGCCGAGTCTTTGAAGTCTTTAGCAGTTGGCGCATTCTTGCTGCCAACCTTGTTCATCTTCTCGCCAGAACCAGCCTTAATTCGTTCCTGCTTGGCGTGGATATTAGCGTACAGGCCGGGCTTCATTTCTTTGCCGCCGCGCGTTTGGTTGCGTAGGCAATTGCAACTGCTTGCTTGACTGGTTTGCCAGCTTTAACTTCAGTCTTAATGTTTTCTTTGAACGCTTTAGGGGACGTCGATTTTTTAAGCATATCTAGTAAAGTAAAAATTACACCTAGAAAAAGACTAGGCACTTATGCACCCATCCAAGATCCGGCCATTGCGTCACGATTCATCGTAAGAGTACGAGGCCGTTCGACGTACTCACGATGCGCTACAGGATAGGCAAAGGTCACCGCCAGCGCGTCGGCTGCGTCAGGTGATGCCAACCCTCTAGCTTTCATTTCTTTCTTGCCTTCCAGAAAGATCGTACCCGCTGAGTTAGGCTTTTTCATCGGCCCAACCAAATCATCTTTGAGCATCTTGTCTTGCGGGATGCTGGCAGTCTTTAACCACTCGCGCATCGCGCCCCACATTTCAGCCCGCTTGTTACCCCACATGACGGGGTTCTTGGCTTTCCAACCAAAGTTCACCCCCCGTACCTTATACCGTTGTTCTGTTAATCGGTCAAGTATACCGTAACCCAAACCGCCTTCGTCTATTACAGTTAGCGTTGGTTTGTATTCGTCAATTGCGTCAATGACACGACCGACAATCGACATCGTATCTTCGCCCTTGTACCGTTTAATCGCCACAATGTCACGGCCCCGGCGAACTACAATCACAGTTGAGTCCAGACCGCCGCGTGCTGGGTCGACCCCTATTACTATAGGCGCGGTCTCGTCCTTGTACTTAGGCCGCTTAAATGCGTCCTCGACCACCATTGGCGAGATGAACTGATCCTCACCCGCGCTTGGGAAGTCGCCGTACACCTCAACGCGCGCTTGGATTGAATCCTCGCCGTACTCCGCGATGATCTGTTCGTAGACCTGCTTGTCCGTCCCTTCGACCGTGCGCGCATCTATCTGGCGCGTCTGCCAAAAATCACGCTTACTATTAAACGTCTCAAAGAAATACCCGCTGTTACGCCGGGGGTTGCTAAACGCAAACCAGTACCTGTCTAAAATGTTCTCTGTAAAGAAGCCCGCACCGACTGACCAGATCGCGTCGGCGATACCAGACGCCTCGTCAAAGATCAACATCATCCCGTCGTGGTTGTGTACCCCGGCGTAGGCGTCGGGGTTCTCTTCTGACCAGAGTTTGCCTTCCGCTGCCCAGTAGCGCGTCCCTTTCTTAAGATCACGCTCGACCAGTTCGGTCAGCCATTGCGCCGGGACAATCTTAGTCGCGCTGATCTCCCACCAATGGCTATTGATGATCATCGCTTGCCACTTGGTCAACTCACCCCAAGTGACCGACCTTAACTGCGCTTCGCTGTTGGCGCTTACGATCACCGTCGAGCCGATCCGGGTCGATAGCATCCACAGGATCAGCCAGCTAACTAACGCCGACTTACCAATACCCCGGCCGCTGGACACCGCCTCGCGCAGCGTGTCCATGTTGACTTTACCTTCGTTGACTTTAATGTGCTTGGCAATGTCACGCAGTATCTCGCGCTGCCATTTGCGCGGGCCGCTGAATTTAGCTAACGGTGTGTTGGGCTGGCCCCAAGGAAACGCAAACAGTACAAACGCTTCAGGATCGTTCGCTATCGCGGGTGACCACAACCGCGTCATCAATGTCTGCTCTTCGGCTGATGTATAGATCGTTTTTTGCATTCTCTAGCACTCTGGTTTGCGCGGCTTCTAGCGCCTGTGTGATGCTGATCCGTTGATACACATCAACACTAACTTCTTGTTTGGCCGTCCACTCGTGACGGTGACGCAGTATCTCTAACGCGGCCTTGGCGTCGCCACCTAACGCCGCGTTATTAAGAACCTGCGAGATCTCACGCTCGTTATCAGCGCGGCCTTTTTGTTCTGCCATTTCCGCTAACGGATCTAGCTGACACAGTTGCCGGTATTCAGCGGGCAGCATACCAGCTGCCAGCGCCAGCGAGTCACCTTTCAGACCTAACTTTGCCGCGTCGTAGATCGACTGTAGACGCGCCTCTGTTGCCTGAACATTTCTGACAGTTAGTGGCAAAGATTTGAACATGGCTGAAGTGTAACAAAAAAAATTTTAAAAAATGTTTGCGGGGGGTGCGTTTACGTGACCGGCCGGGCCGCCGGCCCTACCCGGCCCCTCGTGTACCCGGCCGTTTGCCATGGGCGGGCGGGCGGGCGGGCGGGCGGGCGGGCGGGCGGGCGGGCGGGCGGGCGGGCGGGCGGGCGGACGTGTACCCGCCTGTTTGCCATCCTAAAAAATCGGTTAGCCGTGTACGTGTACCCGCCTGTTTGCCATGCTACGAAACCGTTCTATTTTTTAGTGTGTGAGCGTGTACCCACATGTGAGCGTTTTTTGACCGGGTAAAAAATTCGCGCTGGGAAAAACGCGCGCCAATTTGGTGGCCGTCGCACGGCAAAATCCCCTATATATAAAATTCAACTTTTTTCAAAAGTAGACTAGTTAACATCCGGGTACACCCCGCAAACCCGCGCCGTTATGCCGTTTTGTGTGGACACTTGCCCTTCAAAAAACGCTCACAAAACGCTTACAAAGTGTCCACACTCACAAATTAGGGTTTCCCCTAGTCAAAAACTTGTTGACAAGCGTGATGCGCGCGCGTACAGTACTTACATGGCGACGCAGAACGCAGCGCCAATAACCTGGAGTAAACGACATGACCAAATCAGAACAGCGCGAAGTTTCCCGTCTTGATCTTTACATCGCGCACGGCATGCGCGATACCGCAGCGCGCGCGATCGCTACGCTGATCCGCAGCGCGCGCACCACCCGCAGCGCTAACGAATTGCGCGCGATCGCCAACAAGCTGCAGCTTGATCAACATCCCGACTTCATCGCCTAATAATCAACGGCGCGCCACACGGCGCGCCAACCTGGAGTAAACACAATGGCAACACTATCGAAACACGGAACCGAAATTGGGCGCTTGGTTTACGTTGACTACGTAAAATCCTATCGTTCGGATGGTACGGTTCTGAAAAATCATGGGTTCGGATGGAAAATGTCGGGTAAGGTCAAACCCGGCGCGGATATTGTCGACGTTTACCAAAAAGCAGTCGAACATCAGCGCGATTTTCTAGCCAAGTATCCGGCGCACGCAGCATATCGGAAAATGCTCCACTCGTTAGCGGGCGTCGGGAAAGCGTGGAAACTTCACGCTTGCGTCCAGCTGATGCATGACGATATTGACGGAGTGTGGTCAGAATGTTGCGACGGTTACAGCGACAACATCCATGCGGACGTCGATGAAATTGCAAAATTGTGTCGACTCTATGAGGATTCACGGCGTGAGCGCGAAACTGTAGCGGCCTAAAATTCCAGCCCATGCGCGCGCCATACTGCGCGCATGGGCGGGCGTTTTGTCCGATCACACTAACCTAAGGTGCACTCAATGAAAATCAACGTCAAACTCTCAGCGCTGCGCGCAATTTCACAATTCAGCGCCGACCAGGATATTCGCTATTATCTGAACACGGTTCGGGTCGAAGCGGATCAGAACCGCACAATTCTAACCGCTACTGATGGCCATTGCTTAGGCATCCATCGCACGCTGCGCGCTGAAAACGAAGTCAGCGACAAGGTAACTATCCTGATCCCGCTCGACGCAGTGAAAATGCTCAAACCCGCGAAAAATAAACTCGATGCGGCCGTCATCGAAACTGAGGATTGTTTAAAGGGTACGATTAGCGTCATTGGCGGTATGACGATCGGATGGACGGTTGTCGACGGCAAGTTTCCCGATATTCCGCGCGTTATTCCGCAAAAGTGTTCGGGTGAAGTCGCTCAGATAAACCCGGCCGTGCTGGCAAAGTTTGCGGCCGCTAATAAGTTATTTGGGAAAACTTGGGCGCCTAAAATCTGGCACAACGGGACGTCATGCGCGGCCGTTACGCTTGAGGAACCCGACTTTTTTGGATGCCTGATGCCCTATCGTGATCCGGAAGGGTTAACCGGCTACGCTGCGCCCGCCTGGACACTCGAAACATTCTAAGGGGAAACAATATGCAAGCGATCATTACAAAATGGATCGGCCCAACCAATCATCGCGGCGATCGTATCAAGGCGACTGCGGCCGCTGGAAGCGTGACCGTACCTTATAAAGGCGGGTCAGATACGCTTGACGCGCACCGCGTCGCGGCCGTCGCATTCTGCGCGAAATTTGGATGGGATTTTGATCACGTGTCGGGCGATCTGCCCAATGGGTCGCTCGCATGGGTGCGCTTACCAAAAAAGGAAGTTTAATCATGGATTGGACACGCATTAAAAACGACGTAAACGGTAACTCTCGCTGGGTGTGCCATTGGTTGACGTTCAAACCGGCCGCCGATACTTATGAGGGTGCGCTCGCGTTGGCGCGCAAGATTGGCGGGCGCAAGTATCACAATAAACAATACGGCGGCGGCATTGTTTTTCAATGCTACGGTCCCAACGATATTGGCCCGCATATCGCGCGCGTTAAAGGGGAAACACAATGAAGCTCGAAACCCTCGCAACCGGCGCGCTGATCGGATGGGTTATCGTGTGTAGCGTCATCCTATCCGACGCCATCATCGCGGCCCTATGTCGCTAGTGATCGCGGCCGTTTTGGCCGCCATCCTAGTAATCATCCTAGACTTATGAGAACGGCCCCACGGGGCCGTTTTTCATTGCGCCGGGTTATAGTCCGGCTCTACCATCCGACGCAGCGTGGACGCGCCCACGGCCGCAAGATCGGGCGCGCAATATACGTGGCGCTTAGACTCTAACCCGCGCGCGGCAACGCGGCCGCAATCAATCCATCCGGCCTCTTTGATCGCTTGCAATAACGCTTGCTGATACAGTTTCAACCCGGCCGGGGCTGATCGCGCTAGATCGTCTAGCACGGCCTGCAATGGGGCCGCGATTACTCCACGCGTGAAGACACCCTTACGGGCGCGCATA